ATGATTTTAATATTCCTGAATATGTTACAAAATTAAAATCAGATATACTACCACATGGTAGCATTATTGTATCACCTAGAGCAAATGATTTTAATCAGGTTATTTGTAACATAGAATTTTCAGATTTTCACATTCCTAATAATGATTATTTATTTGCAATTAAACCTGAATACTTATCTTTATTTGCAGGTTATAAAATGGAATTGTATTACATTGGAAAGAAAAAACCTATTATAATAAAAAATAGTCAATGGGAAGAAAAGTACAATATTGAATTTACTTATATTGTAATGCCAATAGGATTAGAATAAAATACTTGTAAATTTATCTCATAATAAATATTGTATTTATTATGAGATATACATTTGTATCTTATAAAAATTTAAATTTTAAAATATTAGGAGAATATTATAAATGAAAGATTATAATGATTATGATTTATTAAAAAAATATAAAGATTGTAAAACAGATAAGGATAGAAATAAGTATTACAATGAATTTTTTAGACGATATGAAAACTTTTTAAGATTGGAAAGTAATAAAATTTATAAATCTATTGGTTCAAAATTAAAAATGGAATTTGAAGATTGCTATATTGAATCAATGCAATGTTTAAATTTGGCAATAGATTGGATTGACTTAAATAAATTTAAAGGTGATACAAGTAAATTTAATTTATCGTATTACATTAAATTACAAGTATCAGCTAAAATAAATTCTTATTTATATACTACTGATAAAAAACAAAAAAAAGAAATATCTTATAATTTATATGATGATTATAGGGAACAAAGTAGTATAGAAGAAAATATTTCTTATAAGGATCACTTTGAAGATAAAATTTCTTATAAGGATTTTCATAATAAATTTAATGCAAATTTATCTGATAAACAAATTAAGATAAAAAAATATCTAATGCAAGGTGTAAAAGATTATAAAATAAAAAGTTTACTTTCAATTTCAAATTATGAATATGAAAATTTAAAAGAAAAGCTAAAAGAAAATATATTGACTTTAGGATTATACTCTATTAATATTACTATGTGATAAAAAAATCTGTAGTACAAAAAGAGTATGACAAATTAAGTAAAAGAGAAAAAGAATTATTGTACACTCTCTACCATAAAGAGAGAGATACATTTTCAGATGAATATTTAAAACTTTCCAAAGTAATTTTTAAACAAATCCCACCTACACCTGAAGAATTTTTAGATTGGAGAAATGGATGGCTACCAAGACATTTTTCTGAAAATATTTATGATTGGGTAAAAGAAGATTTTTGCTCGATGTTAAATAATAAAAAACATTATAGCCATATAGTCTTATATGGTGCTACAAGAATGGGAAAATCTTTTTGTGCTATATTATTAATTTTATATATTATAATTTATACTCACCATTTAAGAGACATGGCAATGTACTACAATTTAGCTGGTGGTACTTCTTTAAGTGTTTATATATTATCTTTTAATTATGATAAAACTTATCAATTATACTTGCAACCTATTTATAATGTATTACGTGATTCTGAAAGATTTAAGCAAGTTAAATTTCAAGACCAAGTAATACATGAACAAGAAAAGTATGGATGTGATACAATAGTTTATTCTAAGGCTTCTTTAGTTGGTGAAATAACATTAGCAAGTAATTTAAAAATTGTAATGGGAAATAATGATGCTCTAAGTATTATAGGAAATAATATTTTAATGGGAGTAATTTCTGAAATTGCTTTCTTTATTGAAAACGATGGTGCAACAGAGGATCAAATATTTAGATTGTATTCTGATTTAGTAGATAGAATAAATGCAACAGTAGGAAAATCTTATTTAGCATTTACTTTTTTAGATACGTCGGCAAATGATTCTGAAAGTGTTATTGAAGAATATATTTTAAAAACTTTGAGATACAAAGAAGATGTTTTATTTAGATGGAGAAAAAGATGGGATATAAAAGAATTAGTAAAAAAGTTTTTTCCAGTGTATCACAAAACAAAAGAAACATTTCCAATATGTATTGGTGATGGTTCAATACCCGCTAAAATAATTTATAATACAAATGAATTAAGTGAAATACCAATTAATCTTATAGAACACGTACCAATAGATGCTATGGATGATTTTGAAAGAAATCTTATAAAGTCTATAAAAGATATTGCAGGTCAGCCTACAACAAATGAATCTAAGTTTATTCAAAAAAACTCATTGATAGATGATATATTCGATAATCAATGTTTAGAAAATATAGAAGGTGGTCTAATATGTGATTCAGGTGATACACCTAGTAAATTAATTTATAATAAAATTTATGATTCTTTTTTTGTAAAATTTCATGGTGATATGAAAGTTTTAAAACGTGCAAGTAAAGAACCTAGATATGCAGGTATAGACTTGTCATACGCAATTAAAGGTGACGTGACAGGTGTATCAATAGGTCATAAAGAATGGAGTAGAAAAAATAATTGTATTATTTATGTGTGTGATTTTTGTTTTGCTGTATTACCCGGAGAGAATGGAATTAATATTGAATCAGTAGGTTATTTTATAAAAGATTTATTTGAATCAGGTGTTGCATTTGCAAATGTAGTATTCGATACTTTTCAATCAGAACAGTTGTCTCAATTTTTGACACGTAATACAATTCCTAATTTTAAAAATTCAGTTGATACAAGTTTGAATCCTTATTTAAATTTGTATTCTTTATTAATATCTAAACAAGTTAAAAGTGGAAAAAATATATTTTTAAGAAATAATTTAAAATCATTATATAGAATGAGAAATCAAAAGAAACAAGAAAGAATAGACCATTCAAAGGGAACATTGGAATACAAATATTTTAATGATTGGGATACAAGTAAATGTGGTACACACGCCAAAGATGTTAGTGATGCAATGACAAATTGGATATATGTTGCAAGTCAAGATGATTATTTACCAATGGTGTCATACGAAGATGAAAATGAAAAAATGAAAAAAATAATCAATGTAAATAATTTTAGTGATACAGAAAAAAAAGATATACTTTTTAAAAACTATCAAAAAATATTAAACATTAAATAATAAATATACTAATTAATTATGGCAACCAATACATTAAATTATCCTAAACAAATAGTACAAATAGAAGGAAAAGAAAAGATTACAAATATGTATGACGTGTACTCTTTTAATCCTTCTGATAAAATAGAATCTGAATTATTAATTGATAATACAAGTGGTGTTGTTTCTGTTTTTCTTCCTTATGTATTACCTGTAAGAAAAATTATAATAGAATCACCAATATATGATTCAACATTAGAAGTAGCTTATACAGTGACATTGATTACTACAAGAAGTGTTTCAGGTGTTACAAGTACAATTTCAGAAAATATAGAAGGCATTACAATAAAAAGTTATCCTAAGTCTTATGGTGAATATATAACAAATTTAACTTTACAAACTTCTAGTACGAATCCTAAAACTATAAAATGTAAAATTTATGGATGGGATGATTAATAAAATAATTTATAAAAAGGTTTATTATTATGAAAATAAAAACAGTTAGTTTTAGTACTACAGAAATGAATGTCACATCTAATTTTGTTACAAAAGATGCTTTCATAGATTTTTCAGCAACAGGTCAAGGTGTATCAATTCAAACAGTAGATGTCATACGAAGGTATCCTATAAATGCTCGTATTACAAATACAGGTGGTGTAGATATTGAAGTAGCATTTATAGGAGTAAATGAGGATAGTGATTTTGCTTTAAATCCAAACGATTATTTTTTCTTATTAAAATCAGCCGATAGTATAAATTCTTATGCTCAATTTCCTAGAATAAATAAGGTTTCTATAAGAAAGGTTTCAGGTAATACAACAGCTATTGTAAGAGTTGATTTTTATAATCACCAAGGTACTTTAAAAATAAATTAAGTACAATTATATTTTAGTACAAAAATATGAAAGGTTTAGAAGAACAAATCGAACATGAAGAAAAAAATAAAGTGTTTATGAAAAAAATTGTATTACACGTATCCGCTATAATAATATCATCTAGTTTTTTATTAAATGATATTATAAATTATATTAATAATAAGGACATTGATTTTGAATCAAAAAATAAATAATGATAGAACGATAAAATGTTGTACAGGTATAGGAGACAATCTTTGGGTATTACAAAAACTTATAAGTACAAATGAAAAATTTAATTTTTCAATAGCACAAGATGACCCTTATAAGAGAGCAACAGTTTTATTTGATATGTTACCTAGTATCACAAATCGTGTCACTTATGATAATTTTACAACAGATGATTCTTTAAAACAAAGTATTCATTTTCAAAAACCTAATTGGAAAGATATTACAGATAAAGAATTTTATTTAACAATTAATTGGCATTTAGAATCAGGTAAACATATAACAGAGTTCTTACCTGATTTACCTATGTCATACAATATGACACCTTATTTTAAAACAAGTAGTTATAAGAAAGAAGTATCACAAATATTAAATGGTGAAGATAAAAAGTATATAGGTATATACATGACATCTTATAGTACTTTAAGACATTGGGGTTTTTGGGATTCAATAGGATGGTTCGACCTTATAAGTAAATTATATAATTATAATAACAATTATGTTTTTGTTATAATAGGTGCATCGTATGACATAGATTTAGCACAAGACGTAATGAATTTATGTGATACAAAAGCTATTCCTTATATTAGTACAATTGGAAAGAATCTTTCATTTGTAGCTGAAACAATGAAGAAATTACATTTTGGTTTTTATTTTCCAAGTGGTATAGGAATACTAGCGGCTAGTTTATATTCTCCTAATGTAATGTTTTTTCCTAATCATTTAGAACCAATGATGAATACTTTTCAAGACCCTGAATTAATAAAGAATAATAAAATAAAGCATTGTTTATTTTGTAGTACGCAAGACATATTTAATTGGTATGTAAATCATTATGAATGATATACAAAAATTTGAAATATATGATTCAATATGTGATTCGATATTAGAATATTCTAAAAATGTAAATTGGATTTTAGCAAGTGAAAATCCTAAAAGATGGATATACGATATTGAAAAAGATAATTTAAATTCTATACTATTATTAAAAAAAATTATAATAAAAAATAGTGAATATTATTTAAACTATTATAGAAATTTTGATTCTGATAATCAAATAGGAAATTTAACTTATGACTCAATTAAGTTTTTAAGATTAACTAAGTATGACATAGGTTCTCATTTCCCTTCTCATATAGACGTATCAAAAGAACACGATAAAGATTTAACTGTTGTAATATACTTAAACAATGAATATTCTACTATTGAATTTCCAAGTAAAAATTTATTGTATGACAATAAGAAAGGTGATATGATTATATTCCCATCTTATTTTAATTTTCCTCATGTAACACATCCTACAAATTTTGAAAAGATAGTTTTAGTATGTTGGATTAAATTAAATTTAGGATCGTCATACAATGATTAATCACTTAGATATATTAAAAGATTATGTACAAGAAAAAGATGTTAATGAAGAATGGTATAAAGATAATAATTATTATATTCATTATTATAATTTAGGTAATAATTTTTCACCTTCAAACATATTAGAATTAGGTATAAGATATGGGTATTCTTTAATATGTTTAATGAAAGGTTCTTTAGATTCAAGTATTACAAATTTTAATTTAACTTGTGTTGATTCTGAATTTGAAGAAAATAGTAATACAATAGCAAGTAAAAATTTAGATAAATTTTCTACATTAAATAATTGTATGGTTAATTATAATTTTATAAATAAAGAAATACTATATATAAATAAAAATGAATTTAATAAATCTTATTATGATATTATTCACCTTGACGCAAATCATAGTTTTAAAGTATTACATGAAATACAAATAACATGGGAATCATTAAAAGATAATGGTATAATGATAATTGATGATGTTGGTTCATTTCAAACATGGACAGATTGGATTAGAACAAAAAGAAATCATATAGATAATTTTTTACAGAGATTAATTTCTTTTAATCAAATAGAATCAATAAATTATTATAATACATATAGAGGAACATACATTATAAAAAAATCAAATACAGCATCTTCTTATGGAGAAATAACTTGAATGTAGTACATAGTGGTGGTATAGGAGACATTATATATTCTTTATATGCTTTAAAAATATTATGTGAAGAAAAAAAAGAAAAAGCAACATTTTATATTAAAAGAAGAAATGATTATAATAATACAGTTGATAATTATGAATCGTTAAATTTATTATTGAGAGTACAAGATTATATAAAAGAAGTAATACCTTATGATAAATCTTTACATATATTTGAATGGGATGGAATAAATTATGATTATAACTTTGATTTATTTCGTAATACAAATAATTTAATGGGAAAACATTTAATAGAATCTCATTTGGAAAGTGTAGGATTAGATTATAATATTCATAACGATTGGCGTACTACATCTTGGATTAAATATGAAAATGAAATGTATATTAATGAACCTTATATTGTTATAAATAGAACTCATAGGTATAGAAATCTTAATGCTAATTGGATTAATGTATTACAAAAATTTTATAATTATAAAAAATATTTTGTAGGATTAAAAAACGAATATGAAGATTTTATAAATACGTTTGGAAATATATGTCAATATTTTAATAGTGAATCTTTATATATTACTGCAAGTCTTATAAAATATTCAAATGCTTTATTATGTAATCAATCTGCTTGTCTTACAATAGGTCAGGCATTAAACAAAAAAATTTATGTCGAAGTAGAACCAAGTCATACAACAATGGTAAGAACATTTAGAGAGAATGAAATACTTATATGATTGAAAATTATAAACAAGATAAGAATGGTGTGATACAACAAATAAATAGAAAACCTTTTAGCTATGATTATAATTATTCAGATAATTATAATAGTGAATTATATAAAGAAAATTCTAAAGTGTTAAGTGGAGCAAGAGTAGGTTTTAGTATTGCAAATCATAATTTATTTTATGGTTATACAAAAGTAAATTCTATATTAGATATTGGTTATGGAAATGGAGAATTTTTAAAACAATGTTCTAAATTTATTCCTAATTGTTATGGGTATGATGTATCACCTTATAAGTTAGATTCTCCTATAAAGTTAATAGATAGTATAGAAGAAGTATTAAGTACAAGATTCGATATTATAACTTTTTGGGATTCACTAGAACATTTTGAAAATATAGATTTTATAGAAAATTTAAAATGTGATATAATTTGTATTTCAATGCCTTATTGTCATTGGAATAGAGATGAAGATGATGAATGGTTTAAAAATTGGAAACATAGAAAACCAGACGAACACTTGTATCACTTTAATCCTAGAACATTATGTAATTTTATGGAATCAAAAAAATATAAATCTTTAATTATGAACTCAAATATTGAAGAAATTGTAAGACAAAATAAAAATGAACCTAGACAGAACATATTTTCATCTTGTTATATGAAATTATACTAATTAATAAACTACATTATTATAGGTATTACAAAATGAATAAACCTTATGTATCAATATATGAAGCCTTACCAGACCATAAATCTTTAAAAGCTACAAAGAATAAAACTGAAATAATAAGTTTTGGTGGTTCAAAATTTGATAAAATTAAAAATAAAGAAAATATAAAAAAAGTAGAAACATATATTAAATCTATAAATTCACTTATAAATAAATTTAGAAATTCTTTTACTAAAACAAATGCTAAAAAATTAAAAATAGATGATGTAGATGGAAAATTTTTAAGTTGGAAAGTATCAGTATTTCCTAGAAAACTTTATGATTATGATGATGTATCACCTTTAATATTTTTACCTACACAAGAAAAAATAAGAAGTAAAATAATAGAATTATTTATTGAATTAAATAATTTTATAAATGAAGTAAATAGTAGTGATACATCACTACCAGAAAAATATAATTCTTTTTCTAATATAATTACAGAAAATGATTGGTCTCCAAAAGGATCAATGGCAACACAAGTATCTATGTTACCTAGTTTAATTCAACAATGGAATACAATAGGTATCACACCTGCATCAGATTATGCTGGAGTGCAAGGCTTATACAGATTACATGCCACATCCGCCCCACCAGTTTGCTTAAAAGGTCAATATACAGGTAAAGCAGGTATAGGTCTTTTAATGTATAAAGGTTTTATACATTATTGCGGACATGGTTATACTTCTTCTCAAAGTAAACAAGCAAAAAATGTATGGGTTTCAATTAAAAAAGATTCTGACATTATAAGTTTTGAATATGAAGATTTTAGAGGATTGATTGCTATTTCTACATTATTACCTAAAGAAAGTGTAATACAAATTTTAGATAGATTTATTACACAAACTCAAACTGGTGATGATTATAGTTCTTTTTATGATTGGTGTAAATATAGAATGGATGAAGGTGATACACTAGAAGAAATATTAGATAACGAATTGTATGCTTTAATAGAAAATGATATTGATAAAATAAAAGCAGGTGTACTACAAAGTTCTAACATTCCAATAGAAGATGAAGATCATGCAATAATGGATATTAACATAGAAAATTATAATCTAAGTCATATTTTTTATGATGGTTTTACAGATAATCAATTAAAAGAATATATTCAATTATTTAGACAAGATACGTATAAAATAGATTTAGAAAATTTTTTAGATGAAGGATTAGATGAATTTGAAGCAAAACAAGAAATGAAATCCCGTATGAAAGATTTAAAAATTGTAGAGTATTGGGAAGATGCAACAGGTGAAAATTTGTATGACACTTATTTAGATTATCGTGAAAAAAATCATGGTATAGTTATACTTTATAGTGATTTAGAACAGTACGGAATTGATATTGATTCATTTAAAAAAGATGGAATGTATTACGATGACATAGTTAATAAATTTAATAAAAAAATAAATGAATTAGAAATACAAGTAAAAAAAAATGAAGGATATGCAGTAAATCAAACGATTGGTAAAGGTATAAATAAATCAAATAGTGATACAAATGTATTTGATATTGTGGACAGTGAAGATGAAGCTAAACAAAAAATAAACATTTCTAATTTAAAATGGAAAATTCATGAAGATGAAATGACAATAGAAGAAGCTGTACGTAATACACCTAGAGGTTGGAGATTGCCTACGATACAAGAGTTATATACTAAAATGATAGATTCTTTTCTTTTTAACGATAATTATTATTGGAGTTCTAGTAAAATGAAATATATGGGACATTGGTATATAGATAGCGAAGATTCATCAGAATTAAAATTATTTACTACTTTAGATAAAAATAGTGAATTTAATGTTGTATATGTTAAGGATATTTAATAATGTTAGACTCTAAAGTATTACAAATAAACGATAATCATTTAGCTTTAATAAAATCAGTACTAGCTTATCCTGTAGTACAAGATGTTCAATTATCAGATGATGAAGTAAAGTTATATGCTATATACCCGGCTATGTATCACTACTTTTTAAAATTTCCAATGCAAGAACATGAACAAGTAATACAAGAAACAAATGAAGTAGAAATATCTTTTCCTGATGATAATACAATAGGTGTATTAGATATTAGAACAGTAGGTAAGACAGGTTTTGGACAGAGGCAAGGTAACAGTTCTGATTTTTGGCAAGTAGTACGTTTCAATCAACAATTTACTGGCAATAGATTAAGGTCATTAAATTATAGAGGAAATAATATGTTTAATCCTAATGGATTGAGATACAATTTTATAGCTGAAAGACAAATGATAGATGCCATGACTAATAACTTAGAAACATTTAGACATATAGTAAATTATAGTAAAAAGTCTGTTAGTGTTTATTCAAGTGTTGTAGCACAATTACTAATTGTATGGGCTAAGACTTCTAATAATTTTAATGATGTAAAACCCACTCAATTATTAAATGTAATTAAATTAAGTCAAGCATATCTATTAAGACACTTGTCTTACTTAGGTTCTATGTTAAATGATAATAGTTCTGAAAAACAAATAAATACAGATGCTTTAAATACAAATGCTGAAAGATTAGAAACAGAAGTTTATGATTTATGGAAAGAATTTCCTGATGTGATTGCTTTAAGAGTATCTTAAAAAAATTTTAAA